AGATCGTGCGCATAGCCGCCCGTCGGAAGCGTGCGCATGACAGACGCGGGCACGATCAGCTTGAAGTTTCCGGCCGCGGCGTTCGTGATCACGATCCGCGCGTTGCCCGTCGTCAACGTGAGAATTTCAGTGCCGGCGCGGTCGCGCACGTCCATTTCGAATGCCGCGCCCGTCAGATCGATAGCCGCGCCCGCGGTATCTTTCATCTGAAATTCTTGTTCCCAATCCGCGTTATTCGCGAGCGAGAAATTGACCGTGTACCAGGCGGACATGCGCGACCCTCGAATTTAGCGCGGGCAGTGTAGCGGCCTTGATTTACCAGCGCCAACGCATCAACGCTTGCGCTTTGGCCTTTCGCCGCGGAGCGCGGCGAGGATCGCGCAACCGTGCTGGATATCCGGCACAAGCATAATGCGCCGCGCCGGGTTTTTCTCACGCGGATCGAAGATCGCGACAATGCCCGCGCCGTGGCTGGCGGACTGAAATCCGTGCTCCGTCGCGTAATCATCGGCCCACTTGTAGCCACGGGCTCGAGCCGCATGGACTACGCGGCCATGGCCGGCAATCTCGAATTGTTGAATGCCCCAATCATGTTTGTGCCCGCACACGTACAGATCCGCGACGCTGCCCTTGTAGGCGGCCTTTAGCGGCCCGTGCGTAATGTTCCAATCCGAATGGCCGCGGAAATCATGGGCCACGTGAACGCGGAATTTCTCGCGCCCGCACCGAAGCTCGAGCTTGGCTTCCCAAAACGGCAGATAGAACGAATCGCCGGCGAGCAACCCGAGGATCGCAAGCCCTTCGTTCCACTTGTCGTGGTTGCCGCCGATCCATGCCAGCCAATCGACGCCGGCCTTGTGCAGAATGTGTTGAATGAGCCGGCGCGCTTGCTTTTGTGTCGTCTCGCTTTCGGCGAATTTAGACATCAGGCGGCCGACCCAATTATCGGTTCCGTCGCCGACGTGCACGCCGAACATTCCGGCCGTGCTCGCGACCGCAGCTAGGTCCGCACGGAGAAGCGGGATATTGCAATCCGGGTTGTCCGCGTGCATGTCGCCGAAGAACGCGACGCCGAACGGCCGCCCGCGATGCTCGGGAATTGCGATCGGAAGCCACGCTTCGGCTTTGCGCCGCGCTTGGCGGCGATCGAAAGCGCGCGAACGCCGGTCTAGCCACTCCCCTATTGGTTCGTCCATTTCGGGGAGTGCAAACCGGCGAGCCATGCGGTTACCTCTTGGCGGCAGTGCGCGGCATTCGGGCGCGAAGATCGGCCAGCCGCTTTTCGTAGTCAGCGCGAATGGCCGCAATCGCCCTGTCCGCGTTGGCGTTTGCGGTTGCAATCGCTCGAGCCTTGTCGCGTGCTCTGATGTCTTTGTCCAACGACACGCCATAGAGGAAGCCGCAAGCCCCGAAGACGAGACCGGCAATCACGAACGCCATTAGGGCATTCTTACTAAGCGCTTCGAAGAACCGCGTTACCGCGTCCAGAAGCGCCGGAATGGCCGCGAAGAACGCCGCGGCAGCCGTGCCGAAGCCGCTCATCAGCTTGCCGAACCACGCCCAAGCGCCGCTTGCCGCGACCTTTGCGAGAAAGCCAGCGATCAGTGTCATGTTACCCGACCTTGCCGTTGCGGCGCGCATCCGTGCGCGCGTAGATGACGAGATAAAGCCCGGCGATCAGTGCCGCCGCGCCGATGTAGGGAAGATTGAGCCCGACAAGCTCCGCGACCCGCCCCGCGCTGGACGCGATGCCGTCGGCGGATTCGATCACGTCGCCCGCCACGTTGCCGACCGCGTCCACGGTAAGCCCGATCTTGTTCCATGCCCATGTGATGGCCGCGCCGAAGCCCGCGAGCACGCCGCCCCATACCGTGCGCGACTGGCGCAGCGGCGGTTCCTCGCCATAGCCTTCGCGGCTATCTTCGTCGATCCGGACCGCAGTCGGCTCGCCGACGGGCAACGCAAGCGACGGCTGCAACCGGAATAGCTCTTTCATGAGCACCATCGCGCCGGTTTGTTCCGAGATCGCGTTAGCGTCCCATACGTGATCCCGGACGAATTTCCCGCGCGTGTAGACTGTCGAGAATGACCACAGATAGGCACTTGGAACGCCGCGCCGGCGCGATCCGAAGCCGTTGTACTTTTCGAACGCGAACGCCGCGACCTCTACCGACCATTTCTTGATATGGTCGAGCTTGTCGTACCGGATAGCGTCGATTGCGCTTTCTTCCCACGCGAACGGCGGCTTGCCAGACTTCGGGCGCCCGGCCGGAACGCGCCATGTGCGCTTGCGCAGACTGTCCCCGTTGTGAAGGTGTTTCCCGAAATCGCAGTTGCATTCCATCTTGTGAATGATGCCGATGACGAACCATGGCACGCCCGTTTCGCGCGCAACCGCCATATACCGATCGCGCCCTTGAAGGATCTTGCGCGCGCTAGCAGCTACGGCGGCAGCGTAGCGGGGCCGAACTGCCATCTCGTGCCAGTTGTTCACGTAGTCGGCGCGGCAGTGTTCGAAAGTGTATTTCATCGCGTGGCGATCCTGTCCGGAATGCGATCGGCCAAGCGCTCAATCATGCGCTCGAGCCGGCGGGTTGAATCGCGTTCGTGGTCCAGCTTCGTGCGGAGCTCCGCGACCGGCCCGGCAGCAATTGACGTGGCAATCCAGATCGTGGCCGTGGCGCCCGAGCCAAGCAACGCTGTGCACATGACCACGACTTGAAGCATGGCCGTTATCGAGAATTGCGGTTGCGCGGCTTGCAGCGTGACCGCACGCGCGAGCGCGTCCAACTTGTCGTTGATGTTGCCGCTTACCCGGTCGAAGCGTTTCCCGAGCACGTCCACGGCGCGCTCGATCCCGTCCACGCGTTGCTCGAGCCCTTTAGTATGGGCCAGCACTTCCGCGCGTTCTGCCGTTTCGTCGGTTCGGTTCATGTCGCGTCTCATGCGAAGTCCGTTACGGTCTCAACGAAGCTCGCGCGAATACGCGTCCAGCCGGTTTGTGCTTCCGTTTCTTCGGTGAAACTCTGTTCCGCGAGCCGCATTTCGCAAGCCGCGTCGCGAAGTCTCACAATGTCGTCAGTGACGGCCGCGGCCAGAAGCCCGCCCGTCAAGCCGACCGTCGCGTTGCCGCTGCCGTCGGCGTTCACGTCCGCGGCGGCGATGTAAATGCGCCGACCGATCTGGATTGGCTGCCCCTGCTTTACGGCGGGCTGGCTCGCTTGCAAGCCTTTGAGCGCAACGCTTGTTGCGTTGATCGACGCGCCGGCGGCGATCTGGACCGTGGAACCGGCTTGCCAGTGCGTCGGAAGCGCCGTCGTTCCGATCGGCATAGGATGCGGTGCGGCGAAATTCCAGATTTGCGCGCTGCCCGCGAAGCCGTCCAATTCTTCGAGCCAGTAGCGGAGCTTCGCCAGCGTGTTGCCGCTAGGCATTGTCCATGAAAGCTCGGCGGACCACAAAGGGCGGCCCATGCGGATGACATGAGTTTCGCGAGTGCGCGGCGAAACCTGCAATTGATCGTTCCGCGAACGGCCGAACTGGCACGCTTCCGGAATAAGATCATTCGGCCATCTCTGGTTTATGATCGTCATCGCGGCGCACCATAGCCGTGCGGCTTTTAGAACACAATCAACGCAGCATTCGACGGCGGCGAGAATTTGCTATCCGGCCCGTTCTTCGTCCGCGCCCAATAGAATTTGACCTGTCCGGACGTGCCAGAAACGACGTGCGAAAGGCCGTCCGCGTCGTTCGTTTGCGTGGACAACAGCGTCGCCGTGCCGAAAACGTTTGTCGTGTTTTCCCATAGTTCAATTTCGGCGGATTTCGAGCCCGGCACTTGCGGAACGCGAAGCGTGACGCTTCCAGAATGCACGCCGGCGGCGAACGGCCGACGCGGAGGCGGCAAGTAGTAATGCGGGGCAACGGGCGTGTTGATATCCGCGCCCGTAAGGCTCGCTTGCGTGCCGCCCGCCACTGCCACGGCCGCGGATAGCTCCGCGGTTGCTGCGATCTTGCCTTGCACCGTACTCGCGAGAAAGTTAGCGCCGCCGCTTCCAAGGTTTCGCGAGCCACCCGTGGTAGCGCTAGCCGCCACTTCCGTTACTGTCGTGTACGTCCATGCATGCGTGTCTACGGCCGTCGTCGGGGACGAGTTTTCCCAATAGCGCATAACGACGAAAACGTTCGGTGCGGACACGCTGCGATAGAGCCAGAAGCCCGGTGGTTGCGGGTTGCCGGTCTCGCCCTGCAAGGGCTCATAGGCGAGAAAGTCTTTTTCATCCGTGGCCGCGGTCCACGCCCAGAACGAAGCGTCTTCGCGCTCGAGCGTGAACCGAATTGTGAAATCGTCCTGCACTTCCTCGCTGACGACGCGGAACGCGGTCGCGGCAAATCCCGCCATGTCGTCAGTTAGCGAAATCACGTCATCGGCTACAACGTCGAAATGCTGAAAGCCTGTCGTAACGGCCGCCTCCGCGCCGAACCGCCCGCGATTATAGGCGATCTTCGCAAGGCGCTGGGCTTGCGTCGGGGACGTGACAAAAGCCAAGTCCAGATCCAGCCACGCTTCCCGCCCGTCGGCGGCCACGGCCGCGGCATCGGTCCACGGCGGAAAGTCCCGATCTTCATAGTTATGCAGTGGGCTTGAAAACTTCCCGCGCACGCTGTTCACGAGCTCGGCGAGCGGCGGGGTATCGCTGAACGACAGGCCGTCGCCCGCGTAGTCGTTGACGCCGATCGACGCCGAAGACGCTACGGCGGCCCCGGATGACACGCGCCACTTCGTTCCGACAAGATGCACGCGCCCCGCGTCCGCCGCGTTCATGCGCGCTAGAACGTCTTCATGCCGCTCATCCGTGAGCCATTGCGCGGCGCACGTGTAGCGCGCTTCCGTGCCGCCGGCCTTTAGCGTAACCGCCTGGTCACAGATGTTTGCCGCGGCCGTCACCGATGGCCAATCGACGGCGGACGTGGGCAACGCCGCGCCAAGCGCATGAATGAGGTAATTGGCTTTGATGATTGCCGCGTTGGACGAATAGCCCCACGTGGTCGGGTCCGCGATATTGTGCGCGCCGTTTCGTGGATCGTAGCAACGGAAGCCCGACACGTCGAAAGTGATGTCGGGCGTGCCGGCCTGATAGACTTTATCGAACGCGGTCGGGTTCACGGCGGGATCAAATTCGACAACCGCATATGCGATCTGCTTGCCGACGTGGTCCGCCTTCCAGCCCGGGAATGCCGCAGTAAGCCACGGGTCTGCCGTCAATTGCGCGCCGCTGTAGAGCTTCACGCGCGCGGAATATTCGGCGTTCTTCGCCCAAGGTGAAGTTGTGACGCGGTCGCTTCCGTCGATCGACAAAAGCCTGTCGTTGAAAAACACGGCGTTGATCGCAGTCACGGGCGCGCCGGCGATCATGATGACGTTGTAAGTTTTCGTACCCGACTTCGCGGAGACCACGATTTTGCCGCCTACGCGCCGATGCCCGAACACGCCCGGGAGCGGGCTTCCTACTTCCACGCTCGCCGTCAAGTTATCCGTCATCGGGCGAGGCGTCGCCGGCGCAAGCGTGGTTTCCGTCTTCGGTTTCTTGGCGAGCTTGCGCGCGAGAAACCCCGTCACTACCGAAACGGCGGCACCGATCGCAGCTTGCGCGAGCAAATTAGGCATCAGAGATCCCACGCTTTTTCGACATTGGCCGCGAGGCCGAAACGACCGTCAGCGAACCGCGCGACAAACCCGACAGGGAAGCGGACGCATAGCGCACCGTCCGCAGTCACGCCGATACTACCCGCACTCGCGAACCGCGGCGGCACGGGCCGCGCGCCCATGCCCTCGAGCACGCCGCCCGCCGCTTCGGCCATCGTGCGCCAGCCGCGAGCGCGCATCCGCGCACGGGACGCGATCCGCGATGCGTAGGAGCCGCGCAACGGCCCGAGTGCGTCGCGCCCCGTGACCGCTTCGACGCAATCCGCCGCGAACGTCGCACAATCCGCGCGACCCCATTGGAACGGGGCGCCGTTCTCGCGATCGAAGATCGCTTGCAATCGCTGTTCCCATCCCGGCAACCTATCCACGTTCAGCCCTCGAGCAACGGCCGCGGCGCGCCCATGAGGCGGTCCGTCGGTTCGAAAAACAGATCTCGCGGTGACGGATTCCCGAGCCGGCCGTTGTGGCTTTCCGTCGTGGCGCGAAGCCCGTTCGATCGCCGCATATGTGACGCGAAGTTTTCGCACGTCAATTCGGCGGACACGTTCTCACCAAGCGCGAACGTGAGCACGTCCGCGACGCCGGACCAGATCGCGACGGGATCGGCGAGCGGCAACCCCGTGGCGGTATCGCCCGCTGCGAAATAGACCGTGACCGGGCGGCCCTGATAGCGCTCCGTCCGGCTCGAGGCGACAACGCCCGGCGTCAATACGTTATTCGGTACGCCCGCCAGCAACAGCGAAATGGATGTTGCGCGTAACCCGGCGTCCGTCTCGAGCCCGCGAATAACGCCGAATTCCCCAAGCCCTTTCCACGTAGCGGCGAGCGCGGTCACGTCGCCAACGCCGTTCCACACGCGCACCGTGCCGCTCGCGAAATCGAATTTCACGAAGTAGAGCGGCATTTTCACGCGCGCGGCAAGCGCGGATTTCTGTGCGACGGTTAGGCCACGGGGCATGCTTTATCGCCTCAAATAGCCGCTATCCGCGCGGTGCCGATCGCCGACCGCGCCGACGGCTTGGCGGACGAGGCCCGGCGTGCTTCGGGCGAATTCTTCGCGCGCCACGGCGCGGAGCTTGGCCACGGTTTCGGCCGTCGCGTCGCCCGCAATGTTGATCGTGATATTCGCAGGCGACGACTGCCCGCCGCCAAGCATTTCCACGCCTAGCCGCCCGCCCGGCCCGCGGCGCAAGGGCATGATCGCTTCGGGGCCCGCTTCGGCCATGACGCCGCGGAAGCCGCCGGCGCCCGCCATCGCGACGGGGCGGTCAAATACCCCGCCATTCGCGAAGCCGAACAACGAGCCCGCCCCGCTGATCAGCGAACCGATCCCGCCCTTTCCGATGCCGAACGGGTCCGAAGCATCCGACACGCCGCCAGCGCCAAGAAAGCCGCCGATGCTCTTTCCAATGCTTTCGGCGAGGGGTTTCATAATGGCGAACTGAACGACCATGTCCGCCAGTTTCAGCGCCAGATTGCCCAGCACTTCGCCGAACCGCTTCCCGTCTTCGATGCTCTGGCGGAGCGACGTGAACATGGTTGTCGCGAATTCGGTTCCGAACTGGTTCAACTCCGCCTGCAATTCCTTCTGGCGCTGGGCTTGGTTCGTGGTCGCAATCATGAGCTCGAGCTCGCGCGACAACGCCGGCTCTTTCTTGCGCATCTCCGCGGTAATGCGCGAGTGAATTTCTAGTTGTGTCTCGAGGTTGTGGACCCGGTCTTTATCGCCCGCGGCTTGGGCTCGCGAGATTTCCGCGCGAAGCCGCTCCGCCTCGATCTGCTGCTTTAGCTGCTTGGAAAGCTCGCTTTCCTCGAATTTGATTTTAGCAGGCTTGTCCGGGTTAGCCGCGGCCTTCACCGGGTCAGCGGACGCCGCTTGCGTGCCGCGGAATTGCTCAATCGTGCGCAGTTGCGCGGTTAGCTCCCGCGCGCGGTCGATCGTCTCTGACAGCCCCGGCAACGACGCGCGAGCGGTGTCCGCAACGGTCTTCGCTACGTCCACCGAAGTCATCGAAGACCACAGCGACGAAATGCCGTCGCGTAGCGCCGTGATACCTTCAACCGCGATTTTATAAACGGACGATTCCGATATGGCCGTTGTCCAGGCGATATACTGAATTCGGGCTTCAGCGAGGAAACCGCCGACCGTCTTGAGCGCTTCGCCAATCGCGCCCATTGTATCCGCCAACGCGCGGGCGCCGCTTGCGAACGCCGGGGACAGCACCGCCGCGCGCATCTGGTCCAGCAGTTCAACGAACCGTTGCGTCGCGCCAGATTGCGCCGCGATCTCGCCGAACGTCAGCGAGATTTGCGACGTGAGTTGCGAGAACGCCTCGCCCGCCGTCTTTGGGACGCGCGAAAACTTATCATCTATTTCCGCGCCCGCGTTAAGCAGCGCTTGCGTTAAGACCTTACCGGAAAGCTGCCCCGCTTCGGCCATCTCGCGGAGCTGTTTGGCCGTCTTTCCGGTCTGCCGCTCGAGGATCCGAAGCACTTCGGGCAAATTCTCCGCGACCGATCGGAATTCGTCGCCCTGAAATTTGCCACTCGAAATCGCCTGGCTTAGCTGGACCATGGCCGAAGTGGCTTCGGCCGCGGACACGCCCGAAATCTTCGTAACCTTCGCCAGCGTCTCCGCGAGCCGAATGCCCTGGGCTTCCGAGTAGCCGAGATCATTCAGCGCGTTCGCGTTGCGCCTGTAGATATCCGCCAGATCCCCTACCGGCGCCCGAGCCCGGTTCGCCGCTTCCGAGATGCCTGCTAGAAGCGCGCCGGCAGATGTGCCTTCCTTCGCGAGGATCCCGAGCCGAGCCGAAAGAAGTTGATAGTTATCCGCCGCACCGATCGTCGCCCGCGCGCTAGCTTGTATCGCCTCTTTAGCGATCCACACCTTAGCGGCCAAGCCCACGAACGAATTTTCTAGCGCGCGGATAGCGCCGGCACCGGCCGCCGTCGCGGCGCGCATAGACGCGAGCGCGTTATTGAAATCACGCGCGCCCGACGCGGCCCGCTGGCTGTTGATTTCGGCGATTATGCTGATCGTCATCGCGCGAGCACAATTCTAATAACAGATCGTCAAGCGTAGCGAGGATGTCCTCTACCACGTCAGACGAAAGCTCGCACTTGCAACGCTCCGCTTCGTCGCGCATGTCCCGATACGAAATCGGGGCGGGGTAGCCCATGGCCGTGTAATTCCGGCCGCGCGACAATCGAAGAAACGACTTCCACACCGGCAACGCGCCGGGCAGAATAAAACAGCCATCCCATATTTCAGGCGGGGTACGTTCCCGCCAACCGCCGCGGCCCGCGAAAAACTTTAAATGCTCTTTCCACGGGCCTTGCTCATAGCGGAGGCGGGCCGTCAGTTTCCCGCCGTGGCCTTGGCTTTCTTGGCGATCGGCAGAGGCGCCGCGAAGCGTCCCGCCTCGCCGGCCGCCGTCGAAAGCTCCACGAAGATGTCCGGGAATTTTTCGAACAGTAGCAGCGCATTGCCCAGCGTCGGCGGGAAGGGCTTCCCGTCCGGGCCGGTCACGGTCCAGTCGATCAAGCAGCCTTCCGCGAACGCCTCGCGCATCATGGCCGCGTCGATCGCGGCGAGCTTGTCCGGCATGGCCGTGCCGGGGTTCTCCCGCTGCCACGCCATGAGCTCCGCGGCCTCCGGGCGCGCGGAGCAGCGAACGACGGCGCGTTGGTAGTCCGCATTCCATGCGCAGCGGCGCCGCACCGTGAAAGCCCATTCCGGATAGCCGGGAACCGACACCGAAATGCCGCCGGTTTCCAGCCGCTCCGAATATTCACGCCGCTGCCATGGGTTCATGATTAAATGTTCCTCGTTATGCGGATCAACCCGCCGGCGATAGTTGACGACTGAATAGCGCGGAAATTGAGGTTCAGCAACAAATCGCCGTCTTTCGATTCGGCTTGGGGCTTCGGTTCCTCGAGCAAAATCGACGGCATTTCGAAACGCGTGATCTTGCCGGCCGTCGTGCCGACCTGAAATGAAAGCGACGTAGCGGTTGCGTCCTGAAATGCCGTCAGTACGTCATATTCCGTATCGGCGAGATACAGCCCCACGGTGCCGGTCACTTCCAGATCGCCCGGCGCAAGCTCGATCGCGTCCAGGCTGCCCAGCGCCGGGCGGGCGCGAAGGTTGTTATTAACCTGCATCGTGATCGTGTGGACCGCATCCAGAGCGAGCCCCGCCATTGTGATTGTGCCGACCTTGTCGCCCGCGAAGATCGGTTCAGCGTTACCGGCCGTGTACGTCGCGCCCGCGATCAACGCGTTGTTGAATTCCGAAAGCCGCGACATGTAGCCGACTTGGGCCGTCACGATCTCTTGCGCTCGCGCATTGAGGCTGAACGTATTGACTTGGGCGCCGCGGAGCCGCTTGAAAACGTCGGTTGCGCCGGTCTCGAAACGCGTTTCCAGCGTGAAGGGCTTCGGCGTGTTCGCGTTAACGAGAACATCGGTGGACCAGGCGCCGCGCAACGCGGCTTCCAGCATGTCTTCAAGGCTGCCGTCCGTAAATTCGCAATCGAACGCGCCGGCGCCCATGCGCGCGGCGAGCGCGTAGTTCTTCGGTCCGCGAAGCGCGTTGAGCTCGCCCGAGAACACGAGCTTGCGCTGCACTTCCAGGCTTTCGCCCGTGGCTCGGAAGATCTGAAAGGCCGGCGTGGCGGGCGTCGTGCCGTCCGTCACTTCCGGAATGTAGGAAACTTGCGTAGTTGCTGCGATAGCGCGGGGCATAGGCGTTACTCCGTTCGATTGGCGTAGAATTGCAGGATCACGGGGACCGCCCAAAAGCGGCCTACGTCATTGTCCGACGCTTGCCCGGCCCCGATCGTGCGGCGCGTGAAAACCACGTCTGGCACGTCGGGCACCTTGAAGGCCGCGCGGATCTGTTCCGCGTACCCCTCCGCAGTGCCGGCGAGCGAGCCGCGCGGCACGTACACGTAAATTCGAAACTCCCCATAGTCGCGGTGCAACCGCTGGCCATTCGGCCCGAGGCTTGCCGGTTCTTCGTCGCGCACTTCGATTTCGGAATATACGAAGCCGTTCGGCGCGGCCTCGAGCGTTGGCGTCCGATCGTCGTTTGGCCAATACAGGGGCAGCGCCGTGAATTCGGCGATCAGCCGGGCCCGCAACGCCGCCGCGTATGTTGTGAAATCAGCCAAGGCGGCGCACTCTCAGAAGCGGGTTGCGAAAGCGGCGAAGAAAGTCCCGCACGGTCGGATCAAACACGCCGTCCGGCGTCTGCCATGAGTGCCGGCCGATTTCGATCCTGCGAATGTACGGGACGGAATTCGAGATATAGATTCGATCCCCAAGCCGGAACACGCGCAACCGCGCCGCGATCCGCGCAATCGGCTGATTGCGGATCGTGCGGGGCGGTAGTTGCCGCGCTCCGCGCCCGGCGGGGTATTTATAATCCGGGTCCGCGGGCTCTGCCGAGTAATCAACGGCGTTGATCCCCATGCGCATCGAACCCGCAAGCCGGCCCGACGCGACGGGCGATCCGAACCGGCCGCCGCCTTGCGTCTTCGCTTCGGTCTGCAAGTCCGAATAAAGCTGCAATGCCATGCTGCGGATGGCTTCCGTGCCCTCCGCAACGACGCGGCGCGCGGCTTCGCGGGCTTGGCGATCGAACTGCGACAGGTTCATTGGCGCACCGTCAGCTTATAGACCGCGACGGCCGATCCGATGCGCGGGGCATAGACGTTCGTTATCTGCCGCCACTCCGCGCCGGCGTCCGCGACGTGCGACCCGAGCGCGATCCTGTCGCCCTTCACGGGCACAAAGCCGCACGGCGGGGCGGTCACGGTAATTAGCGCATCGCCTTCCACGATCGCGCCCTTGATTTCGTCGGGTCTGTAGAACCGCTCGCGCGCCACGACCTCGAGGAACGTCACGGTCGCCGTGCCTTTGGTCCAGGCGTTCGCGCCGGCCGCCACGGTCTCGCGGCGGATCGTGAAGCGCGCCCCGTTGCGGGCGGTCATGCGGGCGACGGTGGCTTGCAGGCTCATGCGAATACCCTGAATGCAACGGCTGCCGCGGCAGCTACGAACGCGAGCACATAAAGCCCGATCCAGAATTGCGCGCTCATGTCGAATACCTCAGAACGTAGGGCGCCAGAAGATTCGCGACCGCCGACGGGACGCGCACGCCGTTCATGCCCTCGAAAAGTACGGAACCGGGCGGCGCGTAGGTAATCGAGCCCACGTCCGGGACTTGCTCTTGCTGGACGCCCTCCGCGCGCTGGGCATTCTCGAGCGCGGCCTTCAACAGCGCGTTTGCGGCTTGCTCGATCGCGGGCGGGATCGGATCGTATCCAGCTTCATAGACTGCGACATAGTCCGCGCCGACTTCGAAGCCGCTGCCATCGATCCGACGAAGCATCGCGGTATCTTTGGCAAGCCGGAAATCCCCAACAACTAGCGCCGCGCCGTCGTAGCTCAGCGACGTAAGCGACGCGGCGGGCGCGTGGCGCAAGATCAGCGACCGCGAGACAACGTCCAGCGTGATCCGCTCCGTTACCGTCCGCCGCTTGATGACCGTGCCGCAGTAGGCTTCGATTTGCACCGATACCGCCTCAATCATGGCGGTTAGAAACGCGTCGCCGTCATGCCCCGCGCCGCCGATATAAGTCCGCGCGCTGGCTAAAGTTGTAAAGGCCAGTGAAGCGGAAGCTATTTCAACGTCGCGGAGCATGGGGCACCTTCAACAGCGGGAAGCGATTACGCGGCGGGCGTGGCCTTGCTCTTGGTGACAACGACCAATTCGGCCGTATCGAGCGCGATCATGCGGTGCGCGACCTCGGGCAACACGCCGCGGATCTCGCCGACGCGGAGGCCCAAACCCGCCTCGCCGGCGCGGTTCTCGGGGCCGTCGGGGCTGCCCGGGTTGACCTTCACGCCCTTGAACTTGACAGGCACAAGCCCCGTCTCGTTAGCGTGTTTCTGGACTTCGGCAAGCGTAGGGGTAGACATGGTGTTTCCTTATTTCAAGTTTGTTTCACTGATCATTCTCGGGGAACGGGCGGGGTTAAATCCCCGCCCGCCGGGACGCTATTAGGCGCCCCACTTGAGTGCGGTCAGAATGGCCGCGGCCTTGTCGTGGCGCATGTCGAAATCATGCGACGCCATGGCGCGAATCACGGTTTCGTCGAGCGAGAACGCGGATACGAGAGTACCGCCCGCGTTCTTGTAGCTCGCCTCTTGGCTGGCCTTCAGCGTCAGTGACCGGGTGTTACCCATAAGCACGTGGCCGAAGTCCACGAGGTAGAGCTCGGATTCGTTCGTGCCGACGCCAAGCGCAACCGGGATAAGGTCCGACACGATCACCGGGACGTTGTCGTACCAGACCGGCGCCTCGAGATGCAGACCGGGGAACACATAGCCCGAGATGCCGTCACGCATGAACTGCAAGTAACGGAACGTGCGCGAAGCCATGAGCCAGCGCCGGCGCCGCTTGGGCACAAGCGAGGCGTCCAACTTCGTCATCATGGGCTTCACGTCCGCGTCGATCTGAGCGACCGTCGGGGCCGTGAGGTTAGTCGCGGCAACCTTGTGCGCCGCGGCCGTGAGTGTCAGCAGGCCGGCGGGGTTCTGGCCGGTGCCGTCGCCGCGGAGACCAGCAGAATCGATACCCTGCATGATGCCGTTGGCCAGATCGTCGCCGAAGATCGCCGGGAGTGCGAGGGGGCTGATCTCGATCGCGTAGTTGCCCAGCGCCGTGATCGCGCCGATATGCTTGGCGCGCATGTTGATCTTGCGCGTCGTGGCTTGCGTGTAGCCGAGATCCGCATTCTCAGCGTGGTACGTGCCCGCCGCGCCGGCGTTACCGCCGGACATGTCGAGCGAGCCGAGCGGCATCGGGATCACGTTGGGGCCGCCGCGCATGAACGCCGATTCTGCCCGAAGGAATTCGAGGAATTCCGATGACAGCGGCGTCATGATCATGTTGTCACCGCCCTGCCCGGAAAGGCTGTTCAGGCCGCGAAGCACCGTCGGGCTGACGCTATTTCCGAGTGCGGCGATAGCCTCACGCTGAATGCGATCGGCCTCCGCGAGGCTCTTGTCCACGAGGATTTGGCAGCCCGACCGCTGCAAGTGCTCGAGCGGCGTGAAGCGCGGCACGGCCTTGTTCTTCGCGACGGACCAGGCGTAGGCGCCAAGCTCTTTCTTCCAGGCGTCCGGATCCTTCGGGTTGGCGAAGACGCGGGCCGCCTCCGCTTCCGGACTGTGATCCGGCGCGTCGATCGCAGCGGCGGGACGTGCCACGCGCTCAATCACGCCCGTTGCGTCGCGCTGGACCGGCGCGGCGGGGATCTGGACCGCGGCGGCCTTGGCAGCGCGCTCCGCGACCTGTTGCAGCGGGACGATATCGGCGAGGGCCTTGTCAGCCTTCGCGGTCAGATCGTCGAATTCCTTCTGTTCCTCCGCGGTCAGAGCGCGGCCACCGTCCTTCGCGGCGATGTCGAGAAGCTCGCCTTGGCGCGCGGCGGCTTTCTCCGCGATCTCGCGGAGTTCCTTAATACGTACATGCATGGGGTGTGCCCTTTCAAGCTAGCTGCGATCGCAGCTTTCGGTGCGCGACTTGATTTCGCAAAGTCGCGACGTTGTGGGTTGATTGATGAGGGGCGGGGGTATTGCTGGCCAGCAATTTCGAGACCAGATCCGCATAAGATCCGGTATTTTTGGCGCCGACGGCATCGGCGAGCGGGGCAATATCGACGCCGCGGGCGACGGCGCGAGCGAGCGCGCCGGGGTGCATCGGGATATTGCAAATTGAGTATTCCAGAAGCTCTTGCTCGAGCCAGTCAATCCCGCCGTCTTTCTCGCGGTATGCCCAGCGGAGCGGCTTGAAACCGACGGAACCGGCGTTGATAAATCCGCCGTCCACAAGGCGGAAAATCGTATCCGCGAAGGGGTGCTGTTCCTTCGTGGCGAAAGTCACGTCACCCACGAGCCAATCGCCCTCGAGCCCGAGCCGAGCCATGCGGCCGATAGACGGCAAGTCGTGGTCGTGGCCCCATAGAATGATCGGGTTCGCCAGATAGTTTTCGAGCTTCCAGCCGGAAAGCGAGACCGTGTCGCCAGCGCGATCTTGCACGGCGTTCGAAAGGCGGAACGGAATGGTTCGCGCAACGGCATCCGTTTTCGGTTCGGCACGCCGCGACGTGATATAAATCAGATCACCCATGGGCGGGCCTCATACGGTTCAGCATGGCAAGCGCCACGGCCTTCTGGCCTGCAAAGATCTTGCGCGCTTCGGCTTCGATCGCGCCGGCAATGCGGGCGTGCATGCCGCCCCACGCCGCTTCGAAAGCGGTATCGGTGAGATTGGCCGCGCGTTGGAGCTCGCCCGTCAGCACGGGCCGCATGGCGCACCGGCAGTGAATATCCTCGGAAGTCACGCCGAAGTCGCCCGGATGGTCCGCCTCCGCGCCCGACGGGCTACGGAATTTCTCAGAAAGCCGCTTGATCTGGCCGTGAAGCGCTTGATGCGTCGTGCGCACGGCTTGATCGCCGCTCGCAAGCCATTTCTTCGCGTCGAAGCCCGCTTGGCGGGCCGCTTCATGCGAGCCGAAGCCCGTCACCGCGGTTGCTTCGGTCTGGCCGATGATCGGGGCCCGCGTGCTCGCGGCATCCTCGAAAATCTGTTCAATCCGGTCTGACAAGGCGGCTAGACTTTCGTTAGCCGCGGCACCTTCAACAAGCGAGGCTCTTAGCGCTTTCCGTGTCGTGTCGTCAATACCTGAAATGAGGCGGCTTCCGCGGCCGTCGAGCCAATTGGCAACGGCCGACGTGACCTGAAAGCGTACTTCGGTCTCGAGAACGCCGAGCAGGTCTTCGCCGTAAGTTTCGAGCAACTTGAGAAAAATCGCGTCCATGATCCGCGTCGCTTCGGCAACAACGGACGGGTCCGCATGCGCGTCGGATACCCTGATTATTTCCTCGGGGGAAAGAGTTTTTCGCTCCGCGGAGGGGGAATTTCCCCGCGGAGCTACGTCATTTCCCCTAGTGGCCTTGCCGGTTTTCGCGTCGTCGCCCGGCTTCGGCTTGGGTTTCTTGCCGCCGGGCCCGCCCTCGCCGTCCGGATCGTCGCCGCCGTCATCGTTCGCGGCGAGCGGATCGGGGCGGGGCTTGTCGAATTCCTCGCCGGGCCAAGGCTTGTCGCCCGTCAGCTTGCGGAAATCGTTGTCCGCATAGGCGCCCGGCCGCGCCGTCATGACGGACAGCTTAAATACAAGATCCTCTTGGATTGGCGTTTCGTAGCGGAGCTCGAGCCCGTCCAGGCCGAACGCTTCCGTGGCCCACGGCCCGAGCACGTCCAGAAGATCGGCAAGGCGTGGATCGATCACATGCTTGCCTAGCAAGTGATCCGCCGCGTCGATCGTGGCGCGGTTGCTGTTCTCAAGTCTGCCAAGGATCTCGGGCGGCACGCCGTAGAATTCGGCAATTGTCGCCTTGCCCTCTTGGCTGATCTCCGCAATCGAGTTGTCGCGAAGCGAGCGCGTCAATTCCTTCACGTCGATAGGCTGCGACGAGAAGAACGGCCGAAAAGCATTGGCCACGCCCCGATAGCGATTGTTCCAATGTTCCTCGAGCCGGGGCCGGTCGCGGTCGCTGATTGGTGCATCCTTGCTGCCCGACACGATCAGATCAGGGCGGGCCGAATTCTTGAAGAACGCGGCGAGGTACTTCGCCGCGTTCTGATCAGTGTCGAGTTGGACGCGGGCCGCGTGCGCGTTGCTCGAGCCGCGGCCGTAGGGGTCCAGCGGATCGGGATCGCGGAAATGGATGATCTGATTGGCGGGAATGCGGTACAGCGTTCCGACCTTGGGTTGCACTTCGAACACTTCGCCCGGATCGTCCGAAGCGGGAATGTTCGTCACCCAATGCGGCGGGATCGGCGCGAATTCGACCGGCACGCCCGACCGATCCAGCCCGATTGCCCAAAACGCTTCGCCGGCGAGATCCTTGTGCGTCACCGTGACTTGCACGCCAAGGCGCCCGGGAAGCCGCTTCGTGCCTTTCTTGAGAAAGTCCAGAAGCGGATGCTTATCAACCCGCGTTCCGTCGGGCTTCTCCAAGTACCATTTTTGTGCAGCCGCGCGCTTGCCGATCTTGCCGACGATCGCGCGCACCCAAAGATGCTCATTGTAGAGTTTCAGCAGGTCCGCGGCGCGCGGAGGCGGCGCGGTGTAGTCGTCATTCGCCGTGACGATCTCGAGGAACCGCGAGCCCTTGCCCGCTTTCCTTTCGGGCTTGTGGCCTGCAAGCCGCCGAACAAGGTTAGAAAAACTCATGAGTTGCGGTTCCTAGCGCGAGTTCGCCGACGCCATAGACAAGGGCGTCAAGTCTATCAGGGGAATTTTCGCCCGTAAAACCAAGGAAGTTGCACATTTGTTTCTCAAGTGCCGGAAAATGTCCGACGTGCGAAACAATTCCTTTTTCATACAGCGCGGCGATCGGCTCCGCGCGGAGGTATTTACCCCGCTTGGCGTGAATGCCCTTGAAGGCGAACGCCGCGCGATTACCCGCCTCCGCGGCTAGATTGCCTTCGATCAGATCGCCGCCCTGATTGATTTCGCCGACGATGCAATCCGCCTGGTACCGCTCATAGGCCGATAGCGCCATGCGCGCCCAATCCCGCGGCTTGTAGATGCCCGAAAAGTCGTCCAGCACGTAAATCCGGCCGTCAGCGGCAAGGCCGCACACGATAATTCCTGTCTCGTCGCTTTTCCGGCCCTCGAGCACTTCGGCCGTCACGGCGGGATCTATCGCAACAACGATCCGCACGAATTGCGGTTGCTCACCGTCGCGTATGCGGTGAAGCTCGATTGTTGCGGGGCTGAATAGCGCGCCTTCCGCGTGCTCGAGGATTTCGGCGTAAAGCTCTTGCTGCCCGCGCCGCGTGCCTTCAAATACTTTCTTGAACGTGGCCAGCGCCGACGGGGCAAGATTGGCCGCATTTTCGAAAGTGTTTCCCTTCGTTACCGCCGTGCCTGAATCCTTGATCAGTGCCCGTAAGAAATCGATGGGCCGCGGCGTGGACGTGGCGATAATTCGAGGACGCTTCCCGAGCCGAAGCCCAAGCAGCAGATTGTCCCACGCGTCTTGAAGGCGATTGCTTGGCGCCTTCCCGGGTGCACTCGAGGCGGACGCACCCCACGATGCGAGCTCATCGCACCATGCGCCGTGGTGTTGTGGACCGCGGAACCGATCGGGCTTTTCGGCGCTGTATCCCTGAATTATCGACCCGTTGCGGAGCGTGATCCGTAGCGCTTGCGAAGAATACCCGCGCGGGCCCGGCATGCGGAGATAGGGCGGGATCACGGCTAAAAGGCCGCTTTCCCCTTCGAAGCATACGTTGCGCACGTCCGCTTGCGTCGGCGCGGCGACTGCCCAGCGCGTGGCGGGTTGCGACGCTGCCTGAAATCCGATTTCCTCCGCGCCCGGGCGCGTCTTACCGAAACCCCGCCCGGCAAGCAGTAGCCACGTGCTCCAATCGCCATCGGGCGGGATCTGTTTCGGGCGCGCCGTCTCGAGCCATCGGGCGCGCCAGCCGACAAGCTCGAGCGTGTAGCGGTTCGCGCCATTGAGCCGCGCCGCTATTTCGTGGCGCGCACTCACTACGCGGCTTCCTTTGCCTTCTGGCTCGCCAGCTTCGCCAACATGTCGATTACGTCCGCCGGCGCGACCGCGTCGCCGTCGCCCTCGCCGTCACGCTTCCGCCAACGCCGCTCAAATTTCATGGCGCGAATTCGATCGTCATAGCGCATCGGATCGCGGGCTTTCATGAGGAACATCAACAACACGTCCGAATATTCGCGGAGCCGCAAGGGCTGCAATTCCCCGGTCTCGCGGTTCAGCGTGTAGACCTCACGGCCCTGATGCAGCGCGGGCTTTTCGGTGCCTTCCACGGCGCGGCGCGTGGCTTCGGCAGCGAGATAGTGCCGGCCCTCCGCAATCGCCTGGTCATAGGCAAGCGCGAATTCCTTATCCTGCTTTCGCAGTCGCCCCGCAGTGTTGCGATTGAGCCCGGACACGCCCGACGCTTCCGTGATCGACAGGCCCTTGCCTATCGCGGCGAGGAACGCCACGCGCTTCGCCTCGCCATTTGCACCGATCTTCCGCGGGTTTTTCTTCGCGGCCATAGCACTGATATTTCCCTGCAATTAAATGAGTTGCAGACAATACGCGCAAAATCTGTCAAGCGCAAAAACAGCGTGGCGTGGCCGCCCAAACGCGAAAGCCGCCCCGCGGTGTTGAACGCGGAGCGGCTTTCGTTTCGAGTAACTGTCCCTTGCCCCGGGACAGCTCTATTGCGTAGGGAGGCTACGACGCGAGAATAAATAGCACGAAGCCCGCAAGATCGTCAAGCACAAAAGCAGCGCCCCGCGATCCTGTCGGGGATCACGGGGCGGAACCTAGCGAGTTAGCCAGTCGCTAGTCGGCTCTTGGGTTTAACGCCGTTGCAAGGTCGGCCCGATCTGTTGCAGCCCGGCGCTTTCCGCGCCGCCGCAACCAGATTACGCGTCTGCCCTTGCCCGATGCTCGCGACGCTGCTTCGGCGTCACGCTCGAATGGAAAACCGGCGGGCGGCCACGGCCCGAATAGATAAGCTTCTGGCCAGAGACCGGGCAGACGGCAGGCTCGGAATTCTTACGCTTGGTCATGTTCGTTACTCCGTTGTGGGTTCGGACTTTCCGTAAAGTCGAATACCTTATTCGGCGTCGGCCTGCAAATATTCCGTATCGCCGGACCAGATCCCAAGCGCGCTGCCGGTCATGTCGAGCCCGTCAAACCAATCTTGAATTTCGGTCTGATCGCGCTTCGCCATGCGGAGGAACACGCGGACGGAATCGACATCGACGCCCGCGTCTTTCGCCGCCTTGAAAATCTCACGGATCTTTTCCCCGGCGCGTTTTTGCTCCTGCTGCAACGCGACCACGCCGGCGAGCGCATCGGCGTGCGGAATGTCCTTTTCGCGCGGCATCTCATCCGCCACGGTTAGGGGCAGATAGCCGAAGAACGATGCCGCGGCCGTGATCGTTTCTTCCCATTTCACGCGCTTTTCGGGGCTCATTTTCTTGAGCCGGGCCGCGGTACGGAGCGCGGCGACGTTGGCGCCCTTTTCCTTCGCGGCCTTGAGCGCGTCGCGAATGTGCTCGCCGTCCCGCTGCCGTTCGTGCTGCAATTTCAGCACGCGCTGATAGACGTAACGGGCCGCTGCCGTCTTGTCGTCGGGAATATCGATATGGAAATTGCCGACGTTGCGCGGGGCTGGCTCGGAAGAACGCTTGGCCATGGGCTGAACCTTTTCGAAGTTGTCTCACTGACGCTGGCGACGATTAGTAAATGAAATCTTTCAAACCTGCACGCCGATCAACTTTATAAATTCTGGAATTCATTTCGGAATTTCCCCGGCAAAATTCGGCGCGGCGCCCTACGGCAGGGGGACGGCGCTAAGCGGGCTGGCTCTAAGCAGCCGCTAGCCTCCCCGTAGGGGAGCGGAACCGGCGGACCGGCGGAAAGCCCGCAAACACGGGGTTTCCGCCGGTTCGGGCGGAACCGGCGGAGATCGAACCGGCGGAAAAATTCCCGGAAAATTCTAAGTGCTTGTTTCCATTGGCTTTTTAGACTTCCGCCGGTACCGGCGGGACGTGTACGGAATACCGCATCCGCCTACATCCGATGTATACGCCCTATGACCTAACCCCTTGATTTGCAAGGCTTCCGCCGGTTCGGGCGGAACCGGCGGGAACCGGCGGAACTGTAAACCTGAATTTTTACGAGGTACACGGATTCTCCCGCCAACAGGGCTTCCGCCGGTTGTTCGGAACCGGCGGAACGCCGCGGTGACTTTCGTGCTGCGCGGCACGAAATGCAATTACCAAGAATAATAGCGATGCGACAGATTACGGCCCCGCCACCTCGAGCCGGATATTCACAAGCGGCGGTTGTAAGTAATATTCCTGCTTGACGTTACGCGTCGGGTTGTATGTTCTCGACGTGTTCCCCGATGCATGCCGATTACGGAGTTGCCATGCGCGCCGACGAAGACGTTGCTACGGCTGCGGCACGGATCGCCGCACAACTCGCGCGCGAGCCATCCGCGTTGCGATTATCCGCCGACGAAATTGCACGGGACGCTGCTACCGTCTACGCGCTTGCCGTGGCGATGCGGGATGCGCTCGCCGCGTCCGATCGCGCCCGCTACCAACGGGCCTTACGCGCGCTCCGTGCCCGTGCTGCCCGCTACCAGGCGAAAGTCGTGGCCAATGGTGACGCCGCGGGAATGGTGGCGGGCCTCGAGCTCGCGAGCGGTACGCACCGAAGCGGACACCGCGATTGGTTCTACCTCGCCTAAACTGTTTCACCGGGCGAGGCTGTTGCATGCAACGGTGCGGGGCCGGAACTGTTGCGCGAGCAACAACTTATGCATGCAACAGCCTCGCCCGGTGAAACGCATTGTTTGGATTTTCGCGCTACGGTTTCCGTGTTGCGCAACGCTTGCACGTATGCAAACCGCGTTGCACGAACTGAAACAGCTAGCTCGAGGATGAAACAGTGCAGGAAACGTCAGTGCAACGCCCCGCGATCGGGAAATTGATCGAATTAGCGGTGGAACGGTTCTGCCGGCGCAAGCCCGCTCCGCTCCGCGCGTACACAGTCCGGCTATGTGAATACGTGCCGCGGACGACGGACGTGATCGTATACGCGAATTCCCCGGAAAACGCCGCAACCGCGGCGATTTTGAGGGGACGCGCCACGCCGATGAATTGGCATTTTCGCCCCGATCTGTCCGCCGGAACATTCGTCACGGCGATGCATGACGGTGAGCGCGTAATGGCCGCCCCTGCAACGCATGCAACGCCGCAACAGTGTGAAACAGTGCAACAATCGTGAAACGGTGCATGAAATGA